CTGTGTAGCTGGCCTACACCCCGCGACAATCGGTTACTCTCTCCTTCCGTCACCTGTTGTGTGGGTATCCCGCCTCTGTGCTACCACAGAGGTCGTCAACTGGAGTCCTAGGCACTAGCAAAGGACCCTCCCAACCCGCAACGTCTTGCGACGCCCGGCCTTCGACCGACTTCCCCTAGCGTTCTCCTCCCGAAACTGGTCGCCCCTCCCGAAGTGGGTAGGTTTAGCGACAGCCGGTTGCCCTCTCGAAGAGCAGAGCCGGTCCATCTCCCTAAGCGGAGCGGAGGCAGCAGTGGATTTGATACAAGGAGTCACGGCTCAACTGGCCACAACAGTTCACCATCACAGAGAAAGGCCGACTACAACCGGCCAGAAACCACTGGGGTCTCCTCCACTCTTTACGTCTCATGGCCAGCAGTATCTAAGGCATTGCGCCAAAGATCCAGCAACATGAGACCCACCCCTTCCTCCTCAGTCTCAAACTCCTCGGGAAGGAGAAAGAAGACCGGCGCCTTTTGACGAAGGGCGCATAACTTCGGAATTCTTGAGCCGACGAAACTCAAGAAACTCTTACAAGGCTGGGCCTTGTACCCATAGGTCCGACGTATGAAACCGCAGGACGGGTTCCATACGTCTCTCTTCAAACCTCCCAGTCTACCGTTGGCCCAAAAGAAGCTCCGTAGTGCTTCGACTTCTAACGGTCGCGCGTCTCTCCCTATGACGCGACGCAGTGATGCTGGAACTAACACCTCGGAAGGTGAAAGTGGAAGATCCGTGTAATTACGACGGACCAGCATCTGCCTCTCTCTCTTATAAGAGGCATAGGACGTATGTCCTAACTGAGACGGGAGAAAACCCCATCTCCTTCCGATACGCGTGCGTGAGTACGCGTCCTGCCAAGCAGGGCTGATACAAGTGGCCTTTGCCATGTGCATCATACCTGCCCAATCGGAAGGAGCTCCTACCCTTCTACAATGGCGTACTTCACGCCATCTCCCCCTGCTTGCGAGAAACACAGTTGAGTTGACCTCAGCTACGTTCTCACTCACGGTCGTCTTCTCAGCGTTGAGCCGGTACCCAGAAGGGTAGTCCTGCACGCTAAGACCCCTAGTTGCCGAAACGAGACAGTCGTCGCCGTTAACTAGGAACCGTGAGCCTACACAATCACGAGCTGCCCAGGAGGCAGCACAGTAAGAGTGAAGGCAAAGAAGGGGGAAAGAAAGGTAGGATCCCATATTCTGTCCGTGTCGGACTCTCTTTAACACGTTACCCTCGCCCCGGAAGACCGGAGAAAGAGAAGCGTAGGCCAGACGCCTAACGCTACGAGGTACCTTCAGTGAACTGAAGAACAACGTGTCAAGGATAGCCTTACTCACATCGTGAGCAAGGCCGTCACTTGCCGAAACAAGGTCGACTGAAGTCTGGACCTTGTTGACACAGACAGAACTGATCCGTTTATCGGTCGGAGGACCGACAAGGAGCCAATCGGTGACATTCTCAAGATGCGAGTACAGCAACTTGTGAAGTGGGCCAAGAACGTCCACCTCCTCATCAAAAATGAGGAGAGGGCGCATCTTGCCAGCCGATGGGACCTCCTTGTAGCGACATGACATCAAGTCCATACCAACGGACTCGTCTCTGCATTTCGCTATAAACTCATCTCTACGCCCGGCCCAGAGGTGGTCGGCCCTTGATCTCAAGGGTTTACGCGCAGTTGGGTTAGGTAAATGATTCCCGACGAAAGAATCATATGACCTATCCCAACCCGTAGAGAAGATGCGAGTACACACACGCCGGACGTGTGAAAGGTACTCAGGATCAGTGGGAGGGGGTTGAGAGCATGCGTTCGACTCCCAAGTAGAACGCATGGACGGAGTGTGCGATGGGCAACCTGGAGGAAGGTTGCGCTTAATTGACGCAACGCTGAGAGCTAGCTCCCAGCGTTGCTTTCGCCCAAGTCTCTGTAGTAGACAGAGACCGTCGTTTCCTGGGCGTTGACGCCTAGGAAACGCAACAGAGGTCCGCTCCTTACCCTGTTGCAAGAGGAAGAGATGGAAACGTCCAAGAGCTTTAGGTTCGCAGTCCGGTAGTTCAACGTATGGCAAGCCATACCTGACCCGAAGCAACTGCAAACCATTGTGGATGGTTTCCTTGGTGACACGATCTGCTCTGGAGCAGACCGTACACCGTTTAACTGTACTACCGCTGGCGGATTTAAGTACAGGCCCCGTAACGGAGGGCAAACGGCTACGCGCTGGCGCACGAACCACCTGACTAGAGCCGCAAGGCGTAGTAACAGGGGGTGTTTCCA